AACCTTTTCAATGCTAAGCTTCTTTACGCTAACAAGTTAATGCAAAATAGAGATTTGACAGCTAAGCAACAGCGTGCAATTGTTGAGGCACTAGATAACGCCAAGACGCTACGTGAAGCAAAGCTTCTTTACAAGAGCCTGACTTCCTCACTCAATAAGAGATCTTCTAAGAAGAATCTTTCTGAGGGACGGTCGACAAGGTCGCTTGGATCAGCTTCAAAATCAGCACAGTCGGCACAGCCGGCATCAGGCGCTGGAAGTTTGGACCGTTGGGCGACTCTAGCAGGTATTAATCAGGACAAATAGTCCAATTAGACGCAAATAAGGAGAAAATAATGTCTAAGACTTTTAGTTTAGAACAATTGACAGAAGGAATCCGTCAGCGTCACTTGGGTGCACAAAACAAGCGCCTTGTAGAGAAGTGGTCACGTACCGGTTTACTACGAGGGCTCGGTGCCCAGGGACGTGAGAACATGAGTCGCCTGCTCGAAAACCAGGCTGCACAGGTTCTTAAGGAGACAACTAGTCTCTCAACTGGTGGTGGAAACCTTGCTTCTTCGGGTGATATCCGAGGATTTAGTAATGTTGCCTTCCCAATCGTTCGTCGCGTTTTCGGCGGACTCGTTGCTAACGAGCTCGTTTCAATTCAACCCATGAGCCTTCCTTCCGGACTGCTCTTTTACCTTGATTACACTTACGGAACAGACGTTGGTAATTCGGATGCCCCTACATATCGTAGTGGTCAGTCGATCTACAACAGCCCAGTTGGTAAGGGTATCCGTTCAGGATCATCAGGTGTTGGTGGACAATATGACTTAGCTGGCTCAGGATACTCACGTATTCATAAGGAAGCTGGCGCAGTCTCGATCACTAACTCCGGATCTTACGGTGGATCAGGAACCTGGACAGTTGGACAGGTACTTCACGCTTCAGGAACCGACGGAAAGCTTCTTTCCTTCGATCCGCAGATTACTTCGCTTATTGAAGAGGATCCTGTTACAGGCGCCTATTCACAGTGGACCGCACTGATCGTTGCTTATGCTAGCGCTAAGTTCACGAACTGTGACGGAACAATGGTGAAGGACTTTGCACTTTCCTGTGATGGTGGAACCAACGCTGGTGACGGATTTGTTGCTCTTGAGACTGGTAAGTTTCAGGATTCACATGCAAACGTCAAGAACATTCGTCGTCTAAACCGTCTTGGTAAGTGGAATGACTCCACCAAGCAGTGGACCGATGATCCTCTTGTACAGCCTGGTGATACCAATGCTTCTATCTTGATGATCTGCTCCGGCTCAGCCGTTGCAACTAAGGCACAAGGTACTTATAACGTCCAGTACGTTGCTAAGAGCAAGCTTGATACTGACACTGATGGTTCAACCTTGACTATTCCGGCTTTCGAATCGAATATGCAGGACCAAGGAACAGCAAACTCACCTTCGATCCCTGAGATTGATATTAAGGTTGAGTCAATTGCAGTTACCGCGGTTACTCGTAAGCTTCGTGCTAAGTGGTCACCAGAACTCGCACAGGATCTTAACGCATACCACAGCCTTGACGCTGAGGTTGAGTTGACCCAGATCCTCTCAGAGCAGATTGCTCTAGAGCTTGACCGCGAGATTCTTAATGACCTTCTTACTCAGGCTTCAGGCGCTAACCTTTACTGGTCACGTGCTCCTGGTAAGTTCGTTAACAAGGAAACCGGTGTTGAAGCTCTTCAGAGTGGAACAACTGCTCCTGGTCCTGCCTTCACTGGTACGGTTCGTGAGTGGTACGAGACTCTCGTTGAGACAATCATCGACGTTGCTAACCAGATCCATCGCAAGACCCTCCGTGGTTCTGCCAACTTCATCGTTGTTGGACCTGATGTTGCAACTATCCTTGAGGCATCGGTATACTACCGTCCTTCATACAGCTTAGACGGCGACGGCCAGGTTTCTGGTCCTATGTCACTCGGTTGTGAGAAGGTTGGAACTCTGAGCAACAGATTCACCTGTTACAAGGACCCCTACTTCCCACGCAACAAGATTCTTGTTGGGTACAAGGGCGGTAGCTACCTTGAGACTGGTTACGTCTATGCTCCTTACGTTCCTCTCATCGTTACCCCAACGATCTTCAACCCAGACGACTTCACACCTCGTAAGGGCGTGATGACTCGCTATGGTAAGAAGATGGTTCGTAACGACTTCTACGGTACCGTTACAGTTATGGATCTCAACATTATCTAAGAT